GTGACGCATGGGTCTCTGGTGACGCTAAGGTCTATGGACAAATATCAATAATTACAATTCTCGATATTGGCAGAGAGCGTGGGTGTCTAACAATGCACTTAGATTCTAAAATTGGTGTGCGGGTAACGCGAGGTTGTTTCACTGGAACTATTGAAGAATTTTTATCCGCTGTTGAAAAAACTCATGGTGACAATATGTACGGAAAAATCTACCGTACAGCTATAGAAATGGCAAAGATACAGTTTGAGATAGATTAATAACCGCTTGTAACCTCCATGTATAATATACATGGAGGTTACGTTATGTCTGATAAAAAACAATGGCACCAAGGTCTGAAATGTACAGCTGTTAGCCGTAGGACTGGAAAACCTTGTGGTAGTTACGCCGTCAAGGGAACAGTCGTATGCCGCAAGCATGGAGGTTCGGCACCGCAGATAAAAAAAGCCGCGAAGCTGAATTATGCGCGATACATTGTGAAAGAGAAAGTTCGCCGCGAGGTAGGTGAACTGGCTGTTGATGTTCCTATAGAGTCGCGTGTTACTGATCCGCTTATCGAGCTTCAGCGCCTAACCACTGAGGCTATCCATTTCAAGGATATTTTAGGGCGTATGGTAAACGATCTGAATCATGACATTGAGCATTTTACAGAGGAAGGTTCGATACAAATACGCGCTGCTGTACAGCTGTATGGTGAGGCTATGGATCGCACAGCAAAATTTCTTGATATGGCAATGAAGCACGATATTGCAGGAAAAATTGTTCAGATTGAGGCAGCTAAGGTATCTGCTATTTCTGCCGCTATTTCGAGAGCCTTGGCATCCGCTGGTCTATCTAGCGATCAGGAGAACGCTGTTCGCAATACTCTAGCTATTGAGCTGCACGCCTTGGAAGAGCAGGAGGGGTAAAATATTTTACTCAGAGCTTGCACGCGCCGTATCCCCGCGTACCGTATCCTGGGGTACTCCTGGCGAGTTGGCGGCAGAGTTAGACCCTAAAAATGTTCAGACACCCGCGCTTGATATTATCGACGCTGCGCTTGTACGCGCATACGGTACACCCGATGCGCGGCTAATCATCTCCATGCCGCCGCAGGAAGGTAAATCGCAACGTGCTACACGTCGCTTTACCGAGTGGGTACTATCAAAAGACCCCGATAAGCGTGTGATTATTGCCTCATACCAGGCAGCTATCGCGTCTGACTGGGGTCGCACGATCCGTAACGATATTCGCGAGCATGGTGACAAGATGCAGATTGAACTTGCCGCTGATTCGTCTGCGGCGCACTATTGGCATATCCGCGGGCATGCTGGATCGTTATTCTGCACTGGTGTAGGCGGGTCAATGACCGGTAAGCCTGCTGATGTGCTAATTATTGACGATCCTGTGCGTGGTATGGAAGATGCCCGCTCAGAAGCATACCAACGCCGCGCCTGGTCTTGGTGGACATCTACAGCATCTACACGTCTCGCACCTGGTGCGCCCGTAATCATGATCCTTACTCGCTGGCATGAGAACGATCTAGCGGGTCAGGTGATGGCTAACCAACCTGGCGAATGGGAGTACATACGTATCCCTGCCCAGGCAGACCACAACCCCGCGCATGGCGAGACTGACATCCTGGGGCGTGAGCCGGGAGAGTTTATGATTAGCGCGCGTGGGCGCTCGCGTGAGAACTGGGAAAAGCGCAAACGGGACGCTAATCCGCAAGCCTGGGCTGCCCTATACCAAGGAACACCTGCACCTGATGAAGGGGGAATATTCCCTAAATCTGACGACCTGGCGCGCTACACGTCACCTATCTGGGTGAACAATCCTGACGGTTCACGCACGTTCCCAGGCATAGCGAATGGTGGAATACTCGTGCAGTCTTGGGATTTGACATTTAAGGACACTAGCGGGTCTGACTATGCTGTAGGGCAAACATGGTATGCGGAGGGAAATACTTCCTACCTGGTTGATATGGTTCGTGAGCGTATGAATTTCACCCGCACATGCGAGGCAATCGAGGCTATGGCAGCGAAATACCCACAGGCAACAATAAAATACGTTGAGGATAAAGCGAATGGTCCCGCCGTGATAGACTCGCTACGTTCGCGTGTGCCTGGTATTATTCCCGTTAACCCTGAGGGCGGAAAAGTTGTGCGAGCTAACGCAGTCACAGCTTACATCCACTCAAAAAATGTGCTATTCCCGTCACCTGCCTTGCTCCCAAATGTGGAAGAGCTAATCACTGAAATGCGGCAATTCCCGGCTGGCGCGCACGACGATACCGTGGACGCTATGACACAAGCGCTAAACCAGATCTACCATCACCCGATATACGGCGGGTATGATGATGTGCAAGACTATATCGAATCTGACTATGAGATAGGATACGCGTACTAATGAGTATTTTTACCGCACGCCGCGAGCGGCGAGAGTTGCAAGAAGCCACGCGAGAGCTGCAAGAATCAATAGCTGATCTAGAGCAGGCATGGGCGCAAAATACTGAATGGCGCTCCATCGCTGCGGCAGCAGAAACAGAGTTCTCCCTGTCTGGTATCCAGAATATTGCTGAGACATGCCGCGTACTCGCAGTAGCAGACCCACTAGGGAAACGCGGCGTTAGCATCCGTACATCATATGTTTTCGGGTCGGGTATAGGCATAACCTGTGATGAAGAATCTGGTGTGAATGAGTTTGTGCAGGATTTCCTTGACGACCCTGATAACCGCATCTCCCTGACCGGGCATAGCGCACACCAGGCGCTCGGCGTGCAGGAAGCAGCGGACGGAAATATTTTCTTTCTGCTGTTCACTGACCCTGCTACCGGGCGTACAGTAGTGCGCACCGAAGGCATCGAACATATCGAGAAAATACTGCCAATGCAGGAAGATAGCGCCCGCCCAGCCATGTACCTGCGCTCCCACTACCAAGACGGGCGCACAGTCAAGACCTGGCACCCTGCACTAGATTTCCACCCAATGAATAAATATGCAGAGCTGGATGGTGTACCCGTGGACTGGAACACACCAATCTACCACCACGCCGTAAACCGCATACCAATGAGCCTACTAGGCACACCCGACCTATTCGCAGCCTCCCCCTGGATCAGCGCCTACAAAAACTACCTACAAGACTGGGCGCGGCTCATGCGCGCCATCAGCAAAATAAGCCACCGCATCACAGGCAAAACATCACGCGCCGTACAAGAAGCCCGCCGTGCAATACAACAAGCCGCCGCAGCCACACAGCCCGGCGCGATAGGGCTAGTAGATGCCGAAATCACCACCATGCCAAACACAGGCGCAACCATCGACGCGGAATCAGGTAAGCCCCTAGCCGCAATGATCGCCGCAGCATTAGGCGTACCCGTCACCATGTTACTAGCAGACCCCGGGCAAACCGGCGCTCGCGCAGTAGCAGAAACACTAGACCGCCCACTACAACTCGAAATCGAAGCACGCCGCCGCACCTGGGAAGAAACCTACCGCGCCATCATCAACCACATCATCAACACCCAAACCACACTAGGCAACCTGCCGCAAGACGCGCCCCGCACCATCACATTCCACTGGGACGACATCACACCCGAACCCACCCAAGCACAGCTAGACGCGATCACCACAGCAGACCAGCTCGGAGTGCTCCCGCTCGAACAGACAGCCCTACTAGCAATGCGCGCACTCGGAATCACAGACCCAGACGAAAAAATCAACGAACTACGCGACCCAGACGGACAAATCCACCGCACCACCGAAACCACAGGCGACGCACTAATCCGCGCAGCATACGCAGGAGAAATCAAATGACCCCAGACGAATACGCAAACAACCTACAACAAGACCTAACCCAAATCGAAAACCAAGCAGCACAACCACTCATCATCACCGCACACCAAAACCACCAAAACCTAACCACCACACTCGCAGCCATCACCGCACTAGGCACACTCACACCACGCCACACCCGCCGCAAACAAGAGCGTGAAGCCCTAGCCGCCTACGCAGGCACCCTAGCCACCATCGAACACCAAACCAACCAAGCCGCACAGCAAGCGGCAACCCTAGCCACAGCCACCACACACCACCACCTCCAAAACTACACCACCCAAACACTCCCACCACCAGCCGCACCACCCAAACCCGAAAAAATCAAACTAACCGGGCTAAAAACCAAAATCGCCCAAATCGCAACCGCAATATCACTAGGCATCAACCTAGCCACACAACAAGCCACACGACGCACCACCCAAACACTCACCCAAAACATCCAAACAGAAGGCTGGCAATGGGTCGCACAACTCGACCGCAGAACATGCCGATCATGCATAATGCACCACGGAGAAAAACATTTAAGCGGAGAACTACACTCACACCCAAATTGCAGATGCGTCATGGCACCACTTCTAAGTCAGTACCCTGACATTACCGCTCGTAACACCGGACAAGAGTGGTTTGACTCACTCGATTTTGATTCGCAAGTAGAAGCTATAGCTGGTGTTGCTTCGTCACCTCAGGGTATGGAGGTTGTGCGTGGTCTGGCTGATGGGTCTATTGCGTGGTCTGACCTGTCGCGGCGTGCTCGCTGGTATGATGGCTCTATGTATTGGACTCAGCGTAATTTGTCCGATATTTTGTCTAGGAGGAAATAATGTCGAGTGTGCATCTGCTTGAAGATGATGGCGAGCTGACTGGCTCCCTTGTTGCTGTGACTATCATTACGCCCGGCAAAGGGTCTTCTGGTGAGTACCCGCCTGAGACTATAAAGAAGCTTGCGGAGTCGCCTATCTGGGATACACCGGTACACATGTATATGAACCATGCGACAGGTGCAGAGCGTAACTCACGTCCTGAGGGTGATATTCGTGAGCTTGCCGGGGTGATTGATGGTCGCCCTGTGATTGATGATTCTGGTGCGCTGGTTGGGCGTGCGAAGATTTTCCCTGAGTACCGCGACTTTATCCGTGAGCGTGCACCGTATATAGGTGTGTCTATTAACGCATCTGGTATAATGGCGCCTGGAAAAGACCGCGTAATCAAAGAGATTACGCAGGTTGATTCTGTAGATTTTGTTACAAAGCCGGGGCGCGGCGGAAAGATCACTGCCGTCCTGGAATCTAGTAGAGAGGTGGACGGCATGGCAAATATTGTTGAAGCTGATGGCGTACCCGTGGCTAAGCCAGCACCCGCACCTGTGCAGGATGCACCAAAGACTGAGTCACCCGAAGTAACCGAGCTGAAAAAGCAGGTTGAAGACCTGAAAGCAGAGCGTGACGAGCTCGCAGCCAAAGTAAAAGAGCTAGAGGGGGAAAACGCTAAGAAAGGCGCTGAGGCTGTCGTAGCCGAGGCCTTCCGGAACGTGGACGCGCCCATGACCCGCAAGATGCTTGTTGAGTCCGCTGCATCCTTGAGCAAGGATGAGTTCGAGACTCGCGTCCAGGAATCCCTCAAAGAAGTACTGGCTGCAAAGTCTGCACAGTCTCCCGTCTACGGTATGGGTGCTCACGTCCAGGAATCACAGTCTGCAACCGTTGACGACATTCTCTCGATCATGAAGGGGCTATAAACATGGCTATCAACGTATCCTACGGCAAAGGTGAGCACATCGCCCTCATCGCCGATAAAAAATACGAATCCGGCAAACCTGTACGTATCGGTGCTATCGCAGGTGTAGCAATGACTACCGCAGAACAAGGCGAGAAAGTCACTATCTGGCGTAACGGCTCGTACCGTCTGCCCGTAAAGGAAACCGTGCAGGCTGGCGCGATCGTCAAGCTCGGTACCGACGGTGTACTCACCACTGGCGCAGGCAAAATCTGGGGTGTAGCATTACAGACCTCCGCATCCGCAGGCGCAACCA